CATATTTATTCTTCCAAGCTAAAGTATATTCATCAAATCGTGTCGAGTTGCAGTTATCATCAGAAGCAACCTCGAACAAATATCTTTTACTAATGACTTTAGGATCTCTTAATGAACCTGTACCTGTACCTGAACCCGTTCCCGTTGCATAAAAAGTAGTTCCTGCATTATTGTCTGGCGAACCTATTGCAACCCAATCGGTAGATCCTGCATTTGATATATATATTTTATCCCCTGCTTTTATTTCATCAGGTGATCTTGGAGATGAAACCATTGCAGAACCTCCGTACCTTACTGTATAATATTTAATAGAACTATCCATTTGATAACCCCCAACGCTCTCATATTTTAAGTTGCTCACGTTAGCACCCCCAACACCTGCGAAGATTAAAAACTCATCCTCTGTGTTTGCCGATGATGGTAATTCACTACCAAAATCTGATTCATTTGCACATTCGATTCTACCTACGTAATTTTTAAAGTCTGAATCAGGAGTTTGTTTATAGAATTTATAAACTACAAACCCTGATGTCGTATTAAAATAATCATCGTATTCATTTAGCCAAGCAAAAGTTCTATAATCGTTTAAGCTTGTAAGGTGAGGCACTAGCCCATTGGTATCGTTTGGCTTTGTTGTAGCGTCTGGTAGTTCAGTTAAAAACTTACCTAAAACTGTAACGCTAGGACTAAACTCAAAACTTTCTACATCGAAGTTCATAGCATCAACCCAAGCATCAGCATAATTGATAAGTACTACCTTTAAATCTGAAGCAGTTGATGAAGTGATTGAGATAGTACCACCCGATGTGCTTGCGTATTCCTCTGAAAACTTAAATGTAACTTCTTTTAATGTACCATCGTTCTTGCTGAAGATATAATCTTTAAATGTGCCTACGACTGATTCAGGCACGTTTTGAGGCATTAAGTGTATGCTATCATAATCCGTTGCACCCGTTATAGTGTTTGCGTGTTTATGTGTTACCTCTATATAATTCTTTACAATCCTTTCAAAGGAAAAATGTGCTGAATCATTAGCGTTTTTAGGTTGTTTTAATCGTGCTTGTTGCACCCCATCAATATAAACATCAACCACAAATTTAAAGTTAAATACTGGTGTTGTGTTACTTGTTAAAGTTAGTACCCAATAATTAGGTCTAGTTACCGTTGTTGCCATTTATCTCATCTATTGTTTGTGCTAGAAATCTCTCGACATCTAAAGCAAATGTTTTTTCTATCTTTTTAGGTAGCTTCTTAAATTGACTTTCAAACGCATCAGTAAAGAAGTTTGTCCCCTTATATCCGAACCTATGTATTTTTCGAGTTACAACAAATGCTATACCTCTCTGTTGTTGTTCTTTGTTTCTCCACGCCTCAAACTGCCCTTTTGAATTGCGAGGTCTTAAACCCTTTCTTTTAACCCAATTTAATATCTTAGGGAACAACTGCCCTCCGCTACTCTTCCCACTTTTACCTCTTCCTGAATCTATTGCAAGCCCGTAGTCCTCCATTCTAAACTTTAGACTTATAGAATTAGCAGCAACCTGCAAATCGTGATCCAATGATTTAAAAAGTTTGCCAGTATCGTACCCCCGTTTGCGAGTTTGCAATAAAGTAGCAGCACGAATAACAACATCTTTTCCAAATTTATTTAACGCTTTTTGTGTCTTCTCGTAGTCAAACGCAGCCATATTATTAATCTTTTTTTACCTTCCCGTATTATCATATCGGTGTGTTACAAGCGTTGTTATGACTTGGAACTGTTATTGATATTGTGCCTTTCCACCCTGCTAATAAGTTCTCAAACCTATCTGTAAATGGTTCACAAGTGATACTATCGCTCACAACATAATCTCTCGATGTCATAGGAGAGCCTGCTTTTGCGATACCAGTTTTAAATTCCCTATATACATCTGCTAGAATTAGAAAGGTATCATTTAGCACATCAGTTTCATTTGAGCCATCTGTTGCAACTAAATCCATAACCAACAAATCAAAAGTAAATACGAAATCTCTATTGTTTATCGTTGCAGGCTGCTCTATTAAATGAGCTTTAGCAAAGTCCATTTCATTGCTCAAATCAACCTCAAATATATCTCCGAATGTGAAAGAGTTTAGTTGCTTATGCTTATCACATATCGCCTCAAATTGTCCTACTACTGCTTTAAATGTTTTCATTTCTTAATTCTATCTTTGTCTTTAAGGTAACTCATATAAGTAAATGCTTTGCTAATACCTATTTTTGTAACCTCATCTAATTTTAATACATCTTCATTACACAAACTCATTAGGATAGAATACCACCCCCACTTTTTGCCGAAGTTTTGTTGCTTTTGGTCGCTTGATCCTCCCGTAAAGAGTTGAGAGTATCGCTCAAGTAATCGCTTCCGATAGTCCAAAAAAAAACCATTGCACCATTTACAACATTTGCGGGTAGTTTACTTCTAAACAACTCAGCTCTATCTTCTACCTCTCCGCTATAATCCTCAATTTGATACTTTCCGTACTTCTCAATCGTTACCTTTCTGTACAAAATAGCCATAATCAGGTGCAAGTTATCGTTGAAGTCTTGACAAAGTGTGTCTAAATCTGCGAACTCACCAGTACTTATCTCTGATAGGTTAGGGTGAAAGCCGTATTTCACTCCCTCAATCGTTACAAACCTATGCAATTTATCCTCTCGCCTTGATAAACTTAGTAGCTTACTATATACGCTCTCTAAATCACTCAATTTAAAAAGGTCTATTGTAGCCCTATCTACTGAAGTAAGTAACTCTATCACCCTCTTCTGCATCTCTATTGCATTAAGATCTTCGCTCTCTAAGTTGGTTAGCCTTTGTAATTGACCAAGATTAATTTCACTTAGGTCTGTGGGTATTGTTAGCTTCATATTATTAAATAGTGATTTGTTTATTTTGTACAAAAATCTAAGATACAAAAAAACCCCCACTAATTAAAGTGAGGGATTGTGCTACATACTTTGGCTCATCCATTTTTCGTAGCACTCTTGCAAGGGAGTATCTAGTTTAATAGTCAATAAGGTTCACGAGGTTACATAATATTGCACCCTCGTCTAATGAGTAGTAGTTCATTTTAGCGGAGATTACTTTCTTTTTCAAGCATTCCACATTTAGCGTCTTTAATTTAGCTATCTCTGTCGGCATTTGTGGTCTGAACTTGCAAATTTCAGCAATAAGTAAATCTTTCATAATTTCTAGTGGTTTTTGTTCTTTACAAATATAAAACTATTTTTTAGAATATCAACTATAATATTAAAATATTTTAACGAATTGAGTATTTCCCTATGTTTGGCTTACTCTTAACCATTGTAACCGCATACCTTAAACTATCTATTGCATGGTTATGATTATCAATAGGCTTATTAAGAAGATGTCCATTCTTATCCTCTACCCATTTATAATTATTAAACTCAGCTATCAGGTTGGTTGATTTGCTCGTTACCTTTAAATTAAATCGCTTCAGCAAGTCAATACCTATGTTGATTGAATCCTTCCCCTTTACGCATGGTTTAATGTTGTAGCCTAGTCTATATATTTCTTCGATAGATTTTGGCTCGCTACTGTCTGCAAAAATAGGTCTTCGTCTATCAAACCCAAAAGCACCCATTCGCTTAGCAATGTCAGAGTTAGTGAGATTTCGTTCATATATTAATTCATTAAATATTAATGAGCCTTCCTGCTCGTACACTTCTATTAACGCACTAGGATCGTTTGTGAAGCCAAAATCTAAACCAGTAGATATTAAGGTTGCACCCTCAGGTACTTTGCCTATGATTGTAACCTTTGGAAAGATAATTGCTTTTGAGAACCCTCTCTCCCCTAGTCCGTATATCTTCCAATACTCTTCATCTGTATCTCTAAGCCTTTCAATCTCATTCACAAGCTCATCAGCTAAGAAAGGATTATCTAGGTAGGTAGATTTAATAAAGGTCGCATCATCTCTTGTAAGTACTTTGTCATATATCCAGTGGTGAGAATCTGATGGGTTAAAGTCAATATATACTCTCTCCTCAGTTCTTACAATCAACTGGAAGAAATCCTCCCACGTTAGCTCATTCGCCTCGTTACAGAATAGATAATGTCGTTTAGTACCTCTTTTCTTTTGTGGTTGATCCAATGAAATGAACTCGAATGTATTGCCGTTAAGTGTGTAGGTATGGTCTGACTTGTTGTGATTAACCTCATCGTACAAACCTAAGTTGTTTAGTATCTCAAAAAAGTCTTTCATTACCGATAGCTTTAAACTAGGTAGCGACTTCCTTACGATGCTAAATC